GGTTTAGTCAATCCTCCCCTTAACCATTCTCCATGTCTAACTTGCTGTTCCCTTATCTTTTGGCAATGCTCGCAATTGCATAAGTATTCCTGCATTACTGTTTTCCTACTCTTGGCTTACACTAATTGCAAACTAAAGTCTTGCTATATCCAAAATGCTTTTTAAATTTGTGTTAATAATATAAATATGGCTAAAAAAGGCACTAAAGCAGAAACAATTGTAAGAGCACAAAAGTTTGCTCAGATTATTGCTAATGGTGGCAGAAGGTCAGATTGTGTTCAATATGCTTCAAGTGCGTGGGGGGTTAGTGCAAGAGCAGCAGATGATTATTTAGCGTTAGCTAGGGATCAACTGAAGAGCGATTGGGATATAGAACGACCTCAGATGGTGGCAGATCTTTTGAGCCAATGCAGCACCTTACAGATGGAAGCTAGGAAGGCAGGGCAATATCACATTGCTCTTGGTGCAATTAATACAGCAGCCAAATTAGCTTCTCTTTGCTCTTGAATATTCTCGAAGAATTACCAACAGGGCATGTTCTACATCCGCAAGGATTTACTTCTTTTGCTCTTGCTCCAGAAGAAAAAGAAAGACAAGCTCAAGAAATGCGGAATACTATTTTTAACGGCTTATTAAATTATCAGCAAAATATCTGTAAAGACTTAGAACATAGAATTGTTGGATTTTGTGCAGGTTATGGAGCAGGTAAAACAAGAACCCTTTGTGCATGGTCTACCCTTTGTGCTCTTGATAATCCCAATACGGTTGGGGCTGTTTTCGCTCCTACTGGGGCTTTGGTTCGTGATGTTTTGCAGCGTTCTCTTGAGGAATTTTGGGAAAAACATGCAATTAAATATGAATACAGGGCTTCCCCACTCCCTGAATACAAATTAAATTTGCCAAATGGTGAAGTTACTATTCTCTGTCGTTCAATGGAATCATGGCAGAGGATTATTGGAGTTAACCTCAGTTTTATTGGCTCAGACGAGTTAGACACCACCAAAGCAGATATAGGACAAAGAGCTATTGAAAAATTCTTAGGCAGATTAAGAGCAGGAAATAGAAGACAATTAGGTCTTTTTTCTACTCCCGAAGGTTTTGGTACGTTCTATAATTTATTTGTCCGAGAAGGTCACAAGGAAGATCGAGCACTCTACAAAGCTCGAACTGCTGATAATCCTTATCTTCCTGATGATTTTCTTCAAGCATTACTTGAAAACTATCCAGCTTCTTTAGTTCGTGCTTATACCGAAGGAGAATTTTGCAACCTGCAGACAGGAGCCGTCTATGACAGGTTTGATCGAACAAAGCATGTAACTGAAGAAATGCCCGATCACTCAGAAGAAATTATTAGAGTTGGTTGTGACTTTAACGTTGGAAATTGCAACGCAGCAATTGGAGTAATCAGCAAAGGACATCTATACATTTTTGATGAGATTGGAGGAGCACATGATACCGACAGCATGGCAGACCAATTGCGAGAAAAATTTCCGCACAGTACGATCTACGCATATCCAGACGCTTCAGGTGGAAACAGATCAACAAATGCTGCTAAGACCGACATCCAAATATTGCAGCAAAGAAGAATTGTCAACTTATCAGGCGCAAGCAATCCTTACGTCAGAGATAGAGTTGCAGCAGTTCAAGCAATGTTGCTCAATGGAAAAGAAGAAATAAGATTACATATCCACCCACGTTGTAAGAAAACAATTGAATCTTTAGAGCTTCAAGCGTATGCAGAAGATGGAACACCAGATAAAACAATGAATCTTGATCACATGGCAGATTCTTTAGGTTATTTAATATGGAAAGAGTTCAATCCATTACACATGCACTCTGGTCGTGGTACTGGAATTAGGCTGTATTAAGACTAAACTGTTTACATCGTGTTGAGGTTTCATCGTGTACAGCGGATACAACTACTACAGTCGTGAAAAAGCAGGAACAGAAACTTTTGTAAATGATCCAAATGCAGCTTGGCAAATACAAGAGCCTCATTGGATTCTTATTGAAGATTTAATGGGTGGCTCTTATGAGATGCGTAAAAAACATAGAAGATATTTGCCGCAAGAACCTAGAGAATTAGATGAAAGCTATGACAACAGATTAGCTCGTTCTGTTTGTTCTCCTTTTTATCAACGTCTTGAAAGAATGTTAGCAGGAATGTTAACAAGAAAGCCTGTTCGTTTAACTGATGTTGCTGATGTTATTCGAGAGCAATTATTTGATGTTGACTTACAGGGAAATGATCTCAATGTATGGACTTATGAGACAGCTAGAAAAGTCATTAGATATGGACATTGTGGAGTTTTAGTTGATGCTCCTGCTGCTGGACAAAATGGAAGACCATACTGGGTGACTTATTCGCCAAGGGAAATTTTAGGATGGCGGACAGATTTAGATGATGGTCAGCAGAAATTCGTACAACTTAGATTGCTTGAGCATGTCTTTGAGCCTGATGGTTTATATGGTGAAAAAGAAGTAGAGCAAGTTCGTGTTTTAACTCCTGGCAAATTTGAAATTCATAGGAAAGATTCTGAAACTGGTGACTATAAATTATTTGATGAAGGTGTAATGAGTTTGCCTGAGATTCCTTTTTCTGTTGCTTATTCCAACAGGATTAATTTGATGGAGTCACGTCCACCAATGGAGGACATAGCAGAATTAAATTTAAAGGCTTATCAAGTTCAATCTGATTTGGATAACCAGCTTCATATATCAGCCGTTCCAATGTTGGCTTTTTATGGTTTCCCTCAATCATCTGAAGAAGTTAGTGCTGGACCAGGAGAAGCAATTGCCTTTCCTGCTGAAGGTCGGGCAGAATATATTGAGAGTAAAGGCACAAGTTATAACGCACAATTCCAAAGATTAGAGCAATTGTCTGGTCAAATAAATGAACTCGGATTGGCAGCAGTTCTAGGGCAAAAGCTATCCGCAGAAACAGCAGAAGCAAAAAAGATAGACCGATCACAAGGAGATTCAACAATGAAAGTGGTAGCACAGCAGGTACAAGACATGATTGATAACTCACTTGCTTATCATGCTCAATATTTAGGAAGTAATGAAGCTGGTAGTAGTTTTGTTAATAGAGATTTCTTAGCATCAAGACTTGAGCCTCAAGAGATTCAAAGTTTGCTTTCTCTTTATACTGCTGGAACTATTACACAAAAAACTTTATTAGATCAATTAACTGAGGGTGAAGTATTGGGAGATGAGTTTGACGTTGAAGAAGAATTAGAAGCTACTGAAATGGGTGGTTTAATTAATATGCAGCAACCACAGCAGGAAGTACAAGAAGAGATTCCTACAGAATCAGCAGAGCCAGAAGATGAAGCTGCTTAATAAATGCCAACACTTTCTGTTCCACAAATAACGGATGAAGGCACTCCAGCCGTTTTATTTAGAAATGCTATTGACCTAAATAGGTATAGCAATAGTGTTTCTAGGCGAATAATTAATGAATACAACAACATTATTGTTGAGGCTGCTAATCAATTAAAAATATTAGAAGGATCTGATAGTTATAAAGCTCAGAGACTTAGAACAATTATTGCTCAGGTAAAAGAAAGCTTGGCTACTTGGGCTGGAGATGCAACAGAAATAACTGCAAGTAATTTACAAGGTTTAGCAATATTACAAACAGAATTTATAGAAGAACAATTAAAAAAGTCTTTACCAAAAGCAGCTAGAAGTATTGTCAGAACAGTTGAAGTAAGTCCACAGTTTGCAAAATCTGTTGTAACGACTGATCCAACTCAATTAAATTTAATAACGCTTCAGCAAGATCTTTTCAAGTCAGTTACAGGTGCTCCAGAAACTTACAGTTTGACTGCTGGTCAAGGTGCAATTATTACGCTGCCTGATGGAAGAACTGTTGCAAAAGCTTTTCAAGGAATAACTACAGCGTCAGCAGATTTATTAGCAAAAGAAGTAAGAACTGGATTATTACAAGGGCAAACAACAGACGAAATAGTAAGAAAGTTAAAAGGTCGCTTATTGTTTAATCAAAAGGGAAGTGTCAAACAAATTGCAAAAGCAGGTGGAAGTTTAACGGCTGCAACAAACAGACAAGTTACGGCAATTGTTAGAACAAGTGTTAATCAAGTCTCAAATGCTGCTAGTCAAAATGTTTATAAATTAAATAGTGATATAACTCAGAAATACAGATATGTGGCAACGCTTGATAGTAGAACTTCATCTATTTGTGCTTCTTTAGACGGTCAAGTTTTTGAATATGGTGATGGCCCCTTACCTCCTCAACATTTTAATTGTCGCTCTACTACTGTTGCTGTTGTTGATTATGAAGGATTAAAAAAACAAGGCTATGATTTTGAACCACCAAGAGTAGGAAGAAGGTCAGCATCAGGCGGGATGGTTCCTTCAAATATGACTTATGGACAATGGTTGAAAGATACACCTGCTGGTAAAGCTGCTCAATTAGATGTTTTTGGTAGCCCTAGCCGTGTTAAATATTTTAATAAAATATCTAAGAATGGTGGTCCTCAATCAGCGTTACAAAAAATGATTAGAGATGATGGAAGTGAACTTACACTAAGTCAATTGCAAAGACGCTACGGTAAAGTTTAGTTGCTATTTGGTTATGCCTAAAAAAAGAAAAAAAGGCAAAGGGAAGAAAAAGAGTTATGGTTAGATCACCTAAATAACCCTGTGGGTTTTTATGCCTGACGAAACAACTGCTCCTGTGGAGCAAGCTGTTGATTCCGAAAAAGAGAATCTAAAAGCCGAACTAGATGCAATGCGTAAAAAAAACGCAGAGCTATTAGACGAATACAAGAAAGCAAAGGAAAAGTCTAAAGCTGTTCCTGCTGATGTTGATGTTCAATCTTTGATTGATTTTAAAAACAATGCTGAGCAAGCTGAACTTGAAAAGCAAGGTAAGTACACAGAAGCTCGAACAAAACTAGAAGAACAATATCGAGAAAGGTCTTCTGAAAAAGAAAAGAAGATTGCAGAACTTGAAGCTAAAGTTCGTGAATTGGAATTAGTTTCACCTGCTGTTCAAGCTTTAGCTGAAATCGTCCATGATCCTAATCTTGTCTTAAATAACTTCTTACCAAAAGACAAAATAGAAGTTGATAACGGTGTTCCTGTCGTTGTTGATGGATATGAAAGAACTCCTGTTTCTGATTGGGCTAAAGGTAAACTTCCTGATTATATTTTGAAACAACCAAAGCCTAAAGGCGGTGGTGCTTCTGCAAGTAGATCAAGTGGAGGGGATATTCCTGCTGGAACTAAAAACCCATTTGCTGCTGAAAGTTTCAATATTACAGAACAGATGAGGCTATATAGAACTGACAAAGATTTATATGATCGCTTGAAAAATTCAGTTGCACGCTAATATATTGTCATAAGGCAAGGCTGTGCTGAGCCGTAAGGGTTTGTGACCCACATCGTAAAACTAATTTCTGGTAATTTTTATGGCCACCGTAAGGTCGGACGTAATCATTCCTGAGGTCTTTACGCCGTACTTGATTGAGCAGACAACTCAGCGTGATGCCTTTTTGGCTAGCGGTGTGGTTCAACCAATGGCTGAGCTTAATGCAACTGAAGGTGGTGATTTCGTCAATGTTCCATTTTGGAAAGCAAATCTTTCAGGAGATTTTGAAGTATTAAGTGATAGCACTTCTTTAACACCTGGCAAGATTCAAGCTGACAAGCAGATTTCTGTGATCCTTCATAGAGGTCGTGCATGGGAAGCAAGAGACTTAGCTGCTTTAGCTGCTGGCTCTGATCCAATGGCTGCTATTGGTGCAAAAGTTGGTGCTTACATTGCTAACCAAAGACAGAAAGACTTGCTTTCAGCATTGTCTGGTGTATTTGGTTCAATCAATGCAAATGACAGCAACTCTGCTTTATTTGCTAACTGTATTGACTCAGAGAGTGGCGATACTCCTACAGGATTAAGCCCAAAGCATGTAGCAAAAGCTAAATCAATCCTTGGTGATGCTGGCGATCAGTTAACTGCTGTTGCTATGCACTCAAAGGTTTACTACGACTTAGTTGAGCGTAAGCTTGTGGACTATGTTGTAGCTGGTGATACTGGTGCTGGTGCAACTGCATCTGGTGGTTCAATTGTTGCTGCTTATGGCAGTAATGGTTCTGTTCCTACCTATTGCGGTTTAAGAGTTATCGTTTCTGATGATGTAGCGACAACTGGTTCAGGTGCTTCTACTGAGTATTCAACTTACTTCTTTACTGCTGGAGCAATCGCTTCTGGAGAGCAAGCAGGTTTGAGTACTGAGACAGACAGAGACATCCTTGCAAAATCTGATGCAATGGCTGTTGATCTCCATTACACATATCATCCTGTTGGTACTAAGTGGGCTGTTACAACAACAAACCCAACTCGTGCTCAACTTGAAACCGTAGCCAACTGGTCGAAGGTTTACGAAACAAAGAATATTGGAATCGTGAGAGCGACCAATGTTTCTGCTCAAGATTAGAGGTAAAAACTAATGCCATCTAAATTTGAAGTAACTGCTGGTAAGGCTGCTGGTCCTACAACTGGTGGAACTGTTACTCAGGCAACTAACAAGTCAACTGCTGTCACTCTAAATACAGAGTCAGGACAGATCACCATGAACAATGCTGCTCTAGCTGATGCAGCAGAAGTTACATTCCAAGTAAACAATGACCGTGTAGCTGCAACTGATGTTGTAGTTGTTAATCATGGTTCTGCTGGAACTGCTGGTGCTTATTGGTTGGTTGTTTCGGCTGTTGCTGCTGGTTCTTTTAAAGTTACTGTTGGAAATCTTTCTGGCGGTTCTTTGAGCCAAGCAATTGTCCTTAACTTTGTACTCTTAAAGGGTGCATCTAGCTAATGGGAATGTTCGCATTTAGGCGAATGAAGGAAAGGGAGGCTGCCGCACAGGTGGCCTCTATTCCTGTTGAAGCTCCTAAGCCAAAACAAAAACGTAAGCGTAAACCTAAAGCAACTACTGATGGCAATAACAATTCATCACACGGCGGGAGCAGCTAACGCAAATAGTTACATCTCATTAACAGAAGCAAATGAACTGATTGAAGGTTTAGTTGCTGATGATGATGTAATTGCTTGGGAAGCTGGATCAACAAGTGACGACTATAGAAATCGTGCTTTATATACAGCAGCACAAAGGATTGATCGTGAAAGATTTTTGGGTGCTAGAGCCACAGATACACAAGCAATGCAATGGCCTAGAACTGGAGTAAGAAAGCCTGATACTTATATCAATACTTATGCAACTGGTTTTCCTTTCCGTATAACAACTGATTATTTTACAGACACAGAAATACCTGATCAAATCAAGAAAGCACAAGCCGTTTTAGCTGCTTACTTGAATAACAATAAAGA